ATTACGATTGAGGTAGGAACAAAGGATAAACCAGATGAATTAGTATCTAAACATAAGAAGATTCATATACTTGTAGTTTGTCCTTCACAGTATTGGAAAGATCTTGAATATGTCAAGAATCGAAGAAGTGAAGATGATATGTATAAGTCACAGGAACATCGATACTCAGATCCTTAGATGTATCTCCATGTATATCCTTTCCATGTTAATCGTCCTTTGCTATTAAGTGCTTTATAGAGACCACTATTGTCTTTTGTCTTTGCCGCACGTAATGCATCCGCACAACTCTCAAAATAAATCTCCTGCCATGTTTGTTTGTGTATTCCTTTGATAGGACGTTTCTGCCCTTTATTATCTACACGTTTCCAACGATAACCATATGCCTTGTATCCATGTTTCATTGCACGTATAATGTTAGTATAACCAGTATTCTTACCTGATACTTCCATTGCAGCATCTTTAATGCTATCCCAGTATCTTTCTTCTCCAGTATCTAAGTTCCAACCCATAATCTTTATTGTTGGTGGTTTATTATGTCCTCTATTCTCTGGATTCTGATAACCAATAAGTTTCTTCTTCTTAGGTTCTGATATAACTGGTTCTTCTATTATCTCTTCTACTTCAGCATCAACATCATAAGCATTTAATTGTTTAATATAATGTTCTTTCTTTGATTCCAGTTCTGATACAGGACAATCACAGACTTCCTTAGGCATAAAGTTATGGTTTTTATGCTTTCTCATCTCCTTATGTAAGAGTAAAGGAGACATTCTCATTGCACTATCAATGTGTTGTTTCCATACTTTGTTCATTGTGAGAGTGGTGCTACCAATGTATGTTGTTCCGTCTATCTTATTGATGAGTTGGTAGATGATGCCCTGAGACATTGATTTTGTATGATAGGATTGTATAATATGTATGTAATGCTGTATATTGTGTTATGTATGTAGCAAAAAAGAGTTTCTGAGAACTTATATAAATAAAGACTTTTTTAATTCTCAATAAGTCTTTATTATTGAGAATAAAATCATATAATAATCTCTCATAAACCTCATAATAATCCTCTCATAAACCTCATAATAATCCTCTCATAAACCTCCCAGTCCTTGTGGGTTTAGCACGTTAGCACACAAGACCGCAGTTGTCAAGACCACAGGGACGGGAAAAGTCACAGAACCCACACATAAAATCACAGATCTTATAAATAATGCTTATGAATCACCACGAGATATCACCTTGACATCCGTGCGAGATATCAGTATAATAACAGAGTACGAGATTCACCTACGAGATTCACATGTACTACAACGACTACGAGTTTTCATACGAGAACAATAACGAGTTATATGCATACGATCTCGACGAGATGTGTGAGTACGTGATGCGAGATAATACACAATATAACATACAAGACGCATACGAGATTGATGACGAGTATGCACGAGATTCATGTGATTACAACGAGATGGCGTATAGACATTACGCATAATCTATAGTATAATACACACACAACGCACGAGATTCTCATGTATACACAGGCACGCAAACGCATGGTAAGTGTAACACTTGACATTGAGTGTTATGATGACTTAGACCTAAAAAGTATCGATTGGAGTGATATTTTAGGTCTAGAAGGTGATGAGAACGTTCATATTACCATCGAGGAGTGTAAAGATATCTTTTAGTGTGACACTTCCCCGACTGGCACACGAGGGCATTAGAAGACCTTATAAGACCCATTGGTAAACCTTATGAGTGTGCCAGTCGGGGAAGTGGTTGTAAAGTATTGACTTTGGGGTTGATGTGTCCTATGTTGGTTTCGTGGTCGGGAAAGTAACATTTTTCTGACCACAAGTTCTTTACATTTTTCGTGAAAATGTTCGCACAAACTCTCAACTTCGTCGATGATGTGATGGAGTATGACTATCAGGAACTAGTTAACAATTTTATGGTGATTGGAGCACTTTGCGCCGTGATTGTTGCTGCAATGTATCAGCAACTGCGTAAGGTTAAATTCTCCACTCCATATCAGATTTCTGAGTGGTTCTATCTTGGTTTAAATCTTCGTGCCGATTGTGATGATGCCGTTGGAGATGAACGTTTCGGTATCAGCATCAATCGTTACTATTTCGGTGTTTATGGTAACACTGCACAATGGGGCAAACTTGATGAGAATGGTTGCCTCTGATTAATATTAATGTGTGCCAATAGTTTTAGTGGCACAGTAAATGAGCACGGTGCCCTAGATCGTGTATTGTAGTTAAGTCGTCAGGATTCACGAATGATTGTTCCTTTCTCTGAAGTTTGCGTCGGTTGCTCACTCGTGCTCAACGGATTGGCAGGGGTGAAAGTATCATCCCGCACCGTAGATTTTATCGTTGGTGAAATTGATGGGCAATCAACTTGGAAGAAAGTGTGGGTGAAGCAGAAAGAAAATGTGAGAATTGCTGACCCTGGTCAGGGTATTGTTCTCACATTCTGATTACTAACTGTCCCTTTGCTATTTGATTATGTTTGACGAAACTTGGTCTGAAATTGTTGATGCTCCCGGTGAGATCTACGATGTCATTGAGTATAAAGAAGAATGGGAGAAAGATGATAAGTTTGACGTAGAAGATTACCTTAAGGGTAACACCGACTATTGATGTCTTTCGTATCATCTTTCACCTATTCTAAAATGAACACTAATCTGGAAATGTTGATGCAACGTGAACAACTTATGGAGGACATTGATTGTATCATTGAATCGAACTTTGGTGAGGTTGAATACAAAGATGATGTAATTCGTCAACTTTGTGATGCTGTCTGCCGTAATTTCCCCACTAACTGACATGAATCGTTCCGAACTCCAAGATAACATGATCCAGCAGATTCTGGATGACATGGACATCAAAACTATGATGGCAATTCTTTATGATCACATGAGTGAGAGTTATGATAAGTATTCTGATGAAGAATTGCTAGAAGAGGTGAAAGAATACTATCCTGATTTGTTAGAAGAATGATATAAACTGTTGCGATTCTCAAGTATTTTTATTATTGAGAATCGCAGCCGCCGGTGGACGGTTGAGCAACCTACACACGATTTTGGCACGACCCCCAAAATGGTCTATTGTAGAAGGGTCAAAGAAACACAAGCAATGGCAACTCCAATCTTCTCACTTTCCCCCGAAATGCAAGCAACTTGGAATGACATTATGGGTCAGATGGTGGCATTCGTGAATGATACAAATGCCGACATCGATATGGCATATGACTGGGTATGTGAGATGCTCGATATTGACACCTTTGTTGATAACGAAGCAGCATGGAATTCTTTCTATGATGCATGGGAATCCTGCGACAATCGTAATGACCTCTCAAACATTTACATTGACTGATGTTCACTGACCCTTGCACAATCGCACTCCAAACTGACAATCAACTGATGGCAATTCACGAAACCAAGTTTAACATCTACGGCGAATTTATCCGTCCTAATGGTCATCAACAGTATGATGTCCTGAGTTACATTGCCGAAACAAGAGAGGATGCAATTGTTACATGTAGGAAGAACAATCCTCACTTCCACATTATCACTGTGAAGGAAGATCATAGTGTGCCTGAAGTTGTGAAATTGCAACCCCTTCGTTAACACTAACTCCTTCGTTCCTTCATTAACATCATTATGCGTTATTCTGTTCACTGCCCATCTGCACCTTACGAAAATTCTTCCTTTGTTGATATCGACGATGCATGGGGTTTGTGTTTAGATCTTTCTGAAGAATTTGGTTATGCCGAAGTTCGTCAGGGTGATCATCTTCTAGGAAGTTACACAAACGGTCAGTGAGTTTCTATCACTAACCGTTTCGATTCTCAAGTATTTTTACTATTGAGAATCGGAGCTGCCGGTGGACGGTTGAGCAACCTACACACGATTTTGGCACGACCCCCAAAATCATGTATTATTAAAGAGTCAAACAAACGGAGTCAATTTTGCGTAAGATCGAAACCCAGATGATTGCCGCAATCAAAAACAATCAAGACTGGAAATCTGCCAACACTGAGGTTATTCACACTTGCGACAATGTAAACCCTCCCGTGTCTCATGTGTATCTGCACGGAAACAAGATTGCTGAAGTTGGTGATAACTTCCTCAAATTGTTCGACGGTGGTCGTCAATCAATGACCACAAAATCCCGTCTGAATGCACTGCTTTCTGAGTTTGGTTACACTTGCGGAACCAAGCAAGAGTATATTTTCCAGAAACAATATGAGTGGTTCATTCAAATGTTCGACCTGACTGAAAAAGCAATGCGGACTATTCCTTTCACCGACGGAATGCGTTTGGCAGGATGACAACTTTGGGGGTTAAATTCCCCCTCAATTGTTTTCACTTTACCAACACAACATTATGAAAAACCTTCACATTGAACACCCCGAAGATACCATCCTCACAGGTGATCTTTCTGTCTTAGATTCTTTCCTCTCTGAGTGTTATCTTTCCGTCAAAATTGATGGTGCTCCGGCAATCGTATGGGGCACTAATCCTGCGACTGGAAACTTCTTCGTAGGCACCAAAA